GGAAGACCCGGACCGACAGTGACGTCCTCGCCGGCGAGGGCGTCGGCGAGGTGCTCGACGACGGCCCGTTCGGGGTCCGGGTAGGTCACGAGAGGCTTCGACACGACGCACCTCCGTGAGAGGGCAGCAGACCGCCCGGGCTGGGCTTCTCCGGGCGGTTAGGCCCGGTCGGTGACCTCGACGCCGGAACCGGACGCGGCGCGGGTGAGGACACCGTCGCGGGCGGCCCACAACATGCCGCGGGCGTCCTTGATGGTCACCGAGCTCGCGGCCCGGTCCGTCGTGTAGTCATCGACCACCACCTCGACGTCTTCGGGGACCGACGCCCGGACGTCAGCGGCGATGCCTTCGGCGAGGTCGTGAACTGCGGCGGCGAACGGCCCGGACTTGAGGAGTGCTGCGATGCCGGGCGAGTCGAGACGCAGGTCGGTGAGCATCAGGTCACGCGGACGACGTGAAGCGACGCGAGGTTGATGTCACCAGCGAAGGTGTCGGCCCCGTTGCCGCCCACCCGGGACAGGACCACGGTCGCCCCGTACTTCTGGACTCCGTTGATGGTGTTGGCGTTCAGGGAGTAGGTCTGGCCGCCGATCTTGAACACCGTCTGGATCATGTCGGCGGTGACCGCGACGGTCTGGCCGGTGTCGCCTCCGCTGTTGACGTTCACCTGCCAGCGGACGTTCCCGGTGCCGCCCGTGAAGTTGAACGTTTCGAGGTACAGGTCCACCGTCCGCCAAGTCGCCGGGATGTGGGACCCGAGACCGAACACGCACGACTCGGTGGAGGCGTCGTCGAAGGACAGGAAGCTGCCGCCGAAGGACCCGACCTCCGGCATCGTCGCCCCGGACAGCGACCAGGCGTACCCGGCGTTGATGGTGGCAACGGACCCGACCGGGTAGGCGGCGTCCAGTACGGCGTCCTGGGTGAGCTGGCGTTCGCCGCCGAGGTAGATCAGTTCGCCGTTCACAGCGGCTGCACCGAGTAGGTGGGGGTGCCGTCGGAGATGAGCTTGACGGTCTGGGACTTGTCGGGCCCGGTGATGAAGCGGCGGAAGGTCCGGGCGGCGCCGGCGACGGCGGGGATGCAGAACGTCGAGGGGTTGGTGTCGCCGACGGTGGGGGCGGTCCCGCCGATGCGGACGAAGATCTCGGCCGCTCCGTCGCGGTTGAGGACCTCGATCCGTTCGGCGTCGACATCGACGGCGGTGACGGTGTTCGCGACGAGCGTTCCGATTCGATCAGCCATTGGTCGCCTCCTGGGGCGTGCGAGCTTCCGCGATGAGCGTGTGCATGAGGTCGGTGGACCGGCGTGCGTTGTGGTAGCGGCGGGCCAGGGCCTTGTTCGCCCGGTTCCCGGTCACCCGGCTCGAGCGAGGTTCGGGTGGATGCCAGAGGTGGACGACGTCGGCGCCGGTACGAGCCGGGGGCCCGACGAGGGTTCGCAGGGCGGCGGACCACGCGTCGTCTTCTTGGCCCCACCCGACGAACCGTGGGTCGGGTGGGGCGAGGTCGAACGCTTCGGCGGTGAGGGTGAGGAACGTGCCGGCGGCGTGCACCTGGTACGGCTTGGCGTCCTGGCGGTTGTCGGTCGACAGCGGCAGGCCCCGCCAGTCTTCACCGGCGAGGACCTGGTCGGTCGATGCGGGCGAGAGTCGGTGGAGCATCCCGGGGGCGGCCCACCCGGCCCGTTGGGCTGCGGCCACACCGAGGTCTTCGCACCAGACATCGGCGTCGGTCACGACGAGCACGTCGGCGTCGGATCGTGAACGGGCGTCGAGGATCGCCTGGGTGCGGGAGAACCCGTCGACGTCGGTGGTGCCGACGATCACCTCGAGGCCGAGGCCCTTCCACCGGTCGTGAAGCCACACCCAGTTGCGGTCACGGTGGGCTTCGCCTCCCCGGAACGGGACGAGCACGGCGACGTTCACGGCATCGTGAAGACGCAGATCCCGACTCCGTCTGGGTCGGTGAACTCGATCGACGGGAGATGGTGGCGGAGCTCGTCGACCCACGCGACGACGCCGGGCTGGCACTGGTCGCCGTTGGGCCAGGTGTCGTGGAACGCGACCAGGCCGCCGGGGCGGACGAGCGGCGAGTAGGCGAGCCAGTCGGCCCGCACTCCCTCGTAGGTGTGGTCGCCGTCGATGAACGCCACATCGAACGCTGAGCCCCGGAGGGACTTCTCGACCGCGGTGACGGTGTCGGGGTCCCGGCTGTCGGCCTGGAGGTCGACGAAACGGAGGTGGTCGAACCAGCCCGGCCAGCTGGTCCGGGCTTCGATCACGTCGTCCCGGACCTGCTCCCAGTCAGACGGCAGATCGACAGCGACGAGGGTCTTGATCTTCGGGAGCTGGCCCCACCACCACAGGGTCCCGCCGTACAGGGATCCGATCTCGAGGATCCGGGCGTGGGGCCGGGAGGCGACGAGATCCCAGAGCGCCCCGAACTCTCGGGTGTTCTGGTAGGCGGGGACCGGCGGCGGGTGGCTCTCGACGAAGTTCATCGTCCAGCCCGCCGCGCCTTGGCTTGTTCACGGTCTCGGCGGCGGGCGTCGTCGAGGTTACGGGCACGCCATTCGGCGGACTGCCGGCGCTTGCAGATGCGGCAGCTACGCCGGTTGCCGCTGACCAGGAGGTTGTCACCGCTGAGCGGATGACCGTGCGGACAATGGGTCTTTGCTGCGTTGGCGGCCTGGAAGGTCTCGCCCCGAAGCAGGTTCTCACGCCCCGTGACTGGTTCGAGGTGGTCGGGGTCACAGCACGGCGGGTTCCGGCAGAGATGATCGAGTTGCAGGTCGTCGGCGATCGGACCGCGGACCTGCTGGTAGTACCAGCGGTGAGCGACCACGGTCTGGCCGTCGACCTTGAACTTTCCGTACCCGCCTCGGGTGGTGCCAGCGGTCCACACCCGGCATCCAGTGGGGCTCAGTGCGAGCTTCGCCTCGAATCGTTCGAGCGGGGACGGGCGGGGCACCTTGTGATCATGACGATGGGCAGTGACGGTCATCCTCGTTGCCGTTTCTCGATTGACGCCTTCTGCTGGGGGGTGCCCCAAGAGTGGTGCCAGTGGTGGCGTGCGAAGGCGTACGGCGGGTGCGGTTCCGTGAGCCGCTTCTTCTCGAGGTAGTGGACCTCGTAGAAGGCGCCCGGCGACAGCAGGAGAACGTCGTCGCGTCCCGGGAGGATCTCTGTGGTGACCCCGGGCCCGGACTGCCAGGCGTCACCGCCGCCCTCGATGGAGGCTCGGGCCTTGTCGATCATCACCTTCCAGGCCGGGTGCTGTGGTCGGGCGCCGAGAACAGCGTCGGGGACGGTGGTCGAGTCCTCCCACGCGGCGAACGCCTGGCACTGGAGCAGCGACTCGAAGCTCCTGACAGGCTCGACGTCCGAATCGGTGTAGACGCCGCCGTCCCTGTAGAGCGCCTCGAGGCGGATGAGCCCGGCCTTCTGGGCGCCGTTCTGGCAGCGGGCGAACAGGTCTCCGGTGAGCGGCCACTCGGCCGGGTCGATCGGTTCCCGGTAGGTGCGGCAGTCCCACCCGGGGTGGAGGCGCTCGAACTCGGCCCACCACGCCTCGACCTGGTCGGAGGTCTCCGCGGGGACGGTGCGGTGCAGGATGCGCGGGATCGTCGAGTCGGTCAGGTCCACTCCCTGCTCGTCCGCGCCTCGCAGCGCCCGGACCCGTTCACGGTTTCCGCGGGCGGCGACGTAGGCCTGGTGGCGTTTCTCGTTCGCCTGGCGGATCGGCGAGGACCGGTTGGCCTCCGGTGAGACCGGGTGCCAGAGGTGGAACGTCTCGCCGCAGACCTTGACGATCGGGCCGGTCTCGACCTCACAGGAGATGCGGAACGCGGTGTCCTCCCGCCCCCACCCGACGAACCGTTCGTCGAACGGGCCGGCGAGCTCCCACAGGCGGCGTGACACCGCCACCGCGCAGGAGACGGAGTCGAGCCACGTCCGCTCCACCATCGTGCGGTCCCGCCACGATCCCTGGTAGCCGGAGAGGATCTTCTCGGTGCCCCGCTTGTTGAGCATGACCCGCTCGTCGTGGGCTACGACCATCCGGTCGGTGAGCCCGGCGATCTCCACGGCGGACTCGACCGAGTCGGGTGCGCAGATCACGTCGGAGTCGATGATGAGCGCCACGTCGAAGTCGCCGGCGATCTCCACCGCGGCGTTGACGGCGGCGGACCGGTTGAACGGGCCATCGAGGTGCAGGCCTTCGTAGATGGGCCAGCCGTGCCGCTGCTCCCACAGGGCCCTGCAGTGTTCCCACAGGCGGTCCCGGTGACCGCCGTCGGGACGGATCGGGGCCAGGACGACGACGTTCACCCGACCGCCCGCACCAGGTCCGCGGTGAGGCCCGGCTTCCAGCCGGTGAGCGGGCTCCGCCATCGCCCGACGTCGCCGTCGATGCGCCACAGCTCGCCGTCGACCTCGATCAGGTCCGTTCGGACGATGTCGGATCCGTCCGGGGCGAACAGGCTGAGGCCGATCACCGCGCCGTCGCGAACCCTGCCGTCAGCATCGAACGAAGTGCGAGGAGCGGTGAACGCCCCGGTGATCGTCTCCTCCTCGGAGTCACCTTCCAGCGGGTCGCCGTACTCGTCGGTGGCCGGTGGCCGGACCCTCACGACGGCCACGCGACCTCCACCTCGTCAGGCCACATCCCGTCAGCCGCACAGGTCTCCAGCGGCCCGCGAGTGGTGCCGATGGTGGCGAGGCCGGCCTGCCGGCCCGCGGCACGGGAGACGACGAGCTTCTCCCAGCGGGTGAGGTACAGCCGGTCGGCTGCGGAGGTCCCGAAGGAACGCGAGAACGGGCCCGCCTGCTCCTGAACGGCGCCGGACGGGTTGCTGGTGGCTCTCTCCACCATCGACACGACGACCCCGGGGATCTGGGCCGGCACGGCATCGAGGGCGGACTCGTCGTCAGTGAGCCAGGTGACTCCGGCGTGGGCACGGACGATCTCAGAGGCTCGGGCCAGCAGCGAGCCTGCTTGGGCCGCGTGGTCCTCGTCCACCTGGTCTGCGGGGTCGAGGGCCTCGTTGAGGTCTTCGACGGTGGCGAGCGCTGGTCGGGCCATCGGACCTCCTCACGAACAGAGAGCCGGGGAGCCCGAAGGCCCCCCGGCTCGGGGATCAGGAGCCGCTCAGCGTGAGGCTGACGGCCCGCACGACGATGCCGTCCTCGTCGGCATCGGGAACGAACCGGCCGTCCTCGTCGAGGGTGCCGTGGTCCTTGGTCGTCGCGTACCCGACGAACGCGTCGGCCAGGAACCGGTCCTGGACATTGGCGAAGTCGTAGTCGCGGATCGTCCGCATGGCGAAGCCGTTGTAGGACGCCGCGGCGCCCCACGTGACGCCCTCGGGGATGACCGGGACGACAGTCGCCATCACGAACGCGGTCCGGTGGGCGGCCACGGCCATGTCGGGGTCGAGGCCCGGGACCGAGACGGCGGTGAAGCCGGCGATGCGGCCGATCATCGCCTCCCGCAGCGCCGTGTTGTCACCGGACTGGTCGAACTTCGACAGCCGGTCCGACTTGAGGATGGCGGCCTCGACCGAGGACCCCACGGCGAGAAACCGCTGTCCGGCGGGCACACGGTGGTTGTTGAGCGCGGTCCGCGCGTCCACCAGCCCGAGGTACGGGTCCTCGTCGTCGAGGGTGATCTCGACCTCGAAGTCGGCGCCCTCGATCTCCTCGGCCAGAGCGTCCTCGGCCTCGCGGGCGACCGCGGAGATGACCGGCTGGTTGACCTGCTCACCGAAGTTGACGATGTCGAGCGTCAACTCCTCGTCGGTGATCGCGACGGCCTTGTACAGGTCGTCGGTGAGGGCCACGTCGACCTTGGTCTCCGCCAGGGCGTCGACGATGATCTGGCGGCCGGTCGGGGCCGCGACGTCGGGAGCGCCGCGCAGGTTGCGCCGGCGGCCGTTGGTGTACGAGGGGACCCGAAGCGACACCGTGTCGTCCTTCGCACCCCGGAACGCCGTGGAGGGGACGTCGCGGAACACGAGCCCCGGGAGCACGACCTCGCGCTCCAGGATCCCGAGCCCCTGACGGACCACGGTCTCTGCCTTGAGGAATTCGTTCGCCACGGTGACCTCCTAGGTCGATGGGTTGACCGCGGGTTCAGCCCCGTGGCGGGGCCGTGCGGTGGAATCAGTGACGCGGGACGGCGTCGGCCAGCTTGCGCGGGTCGGTCTCGTCGGGCGTCTCGGTGGGGTCGCTTCCGCCTTTCAGGTCGGGAGCGGGCCTCTTGGTGGGGGGTGGCGTCGCGCCACTGCTGGGGAACGCCTCGAGGATCTCGTCGGCGTCGGCCTCGAGTTCCTCTCGGGTGGTGCCGACCAGGCGCTTGGCGTGGGCGGCGGACAGACCCTTGGCCAGGGCCACCTCGGCGCGGAGCGCCTTGGCGTCACCCTCAGCAGCCTGGGCCTTCAGGGTCTCGACCTCATCGCGAAGCCGGTCCACCTCGGACTTGTCCTTGTCCTGGAGCTTCTTCAGCTCCTCCTCGACCTTCTTCGCTCGAGCCTCGGCGTCGCGCCGAGCCTTGCGCTCCTCGTCGAGGGCCTTCTTCCCGGCGTCCCCGAGATCGTCCTTGGGGTCGGGCTTGTTCTCCGGATCCGGCTTGGGCGCCGGGTCCTTGGGGTCGTCAGCCATCGCGGCTGCCTTTCTGTCTCGCTCCGACCATCGCGGTCAGGGCTGGATCGGTCCGCTCTCGACGAGTTGTCGGAACGCGGCGGTCGTGTCGCCGTCAGCGGCCTTCGCCTGCTTCCACAGGTCCTGGTACTGCCGGGCGCCGGCGGGCCATTCGCCGGCCGGGTCATAGACCGGTTCGGCGGAGCAGCTGCAGCCGTCGTGAGCCTCGAACCCGGCGGTCTCTTCGGAGTAGGTGGGGCCTCGGGAGGCGAGCATGGCGCAGAAGGCACACGGGCTCCCCGAGGTCGCCCGGGCCCAGCCATGGGCTGAGGGGTCGGAGGCGAGGGTGTCGACGATGGTCGCCCGGCCGCCGTCGAGCACGAGGCGCATCGCTGCTCTGGCGGAGGCGTCACGGCCGAGCTGAGAAGCGCCGGCGACTGGTACGCCACGTGCGGTGGCCAGCTTCACCCGGACAGGTCCGGTGACAGTGAGGGACGTGAGGGCCTGCCGGGGATCAAGGGTGTCGGCGAGGCGGGGGACGACGGCCGGCGCAGCAGTGCCCACCTCGAGGTTGCGGTAGGCGGTCAGGTAGGCCGACGCGAGCCGGGCCGATGCCGCCTTCTGGCTTCGGAGAACCGGCACGGCCAGCCGAAGCCAGGCGTCCACGGTGCTGTCGAGGTTCTCGGGATCGAGCAGACTCCACGCGGTGACCATCTGAGCGGCGGTCTGGGCGCCAAGTCGGGCCTGGGCGAGTCGATGGATCTCGGTGAGGCGGGCGGCCTGGGCCGTGGCCGCCATCAGGCCGCCGGCAGCTCGGGCGAGTTCACCGCAGCGAGGAGCTGGTCGACGAGACCGCCGCCGGATGCGGCGATCATCTTGGCCTCGTCGATGTCCTGCTGGGTCATGCCGGGCACCTTCGACCAGAGGACCTCGGCGGGGATGCCGAGCATGGTGGTGAGCTTCCCGAGGGCGTCGGCTGCCTGGGCGAGCGAACGGATCGAGGTGTCGGCCCAGCGGACCTGGGCGTTGAAGTCTGCTGCGCCGTCGACGTCGCCGGCGACGTGGCAGGCCAGTCGGATCAGCTGCTCGTGGTCTTCGCCGATGGTGTGTTTCCGCTCGTCGGACTTCGCGGTCTGCGACGACTTGGCGGCGGCCAGGGCTTCAGCGGACAGGTTGGCCATCTGGCCGAGCAGCTCGAACGCCGGAGTCTGCGAGGTCGCGGCGAGAACGGTGAGGTCGGCCTCGTGGGCCTTGATGAACCCGTCGAGCGGGGTGGCGGGGAGGCTCCCGAACTTGGTGTCGGAGTCTTCGGCGGTGAGGAGGTCGTCGACCTTGAGCCGCATCTTGACCTGCTCGGTGGTCGAGTCGGTGGCGGCGGCGGACTCGGTGACTGACATCCCGGCGATGGTGCGGACGATCCAGGAAGCGAACCGCTGCACCACGAGCCGATCGAAGCTGGTCTGATCGATCTTGCCGAGCACGGGGATGAACGGTTCGATCTCGCCGGCCGTGCGGCCCTCGAGGTCGAACCGGTTCTTGTATCGCACGACCGGGCACACCCCGGCGGGGTGAGCACGGGTCGCTTCTCGGTCGTAGGCGAGCCGGTCACCGTCGCGGACGTCGCCGCGGAGGACATGGATCTGCTCGGCGTCGTACACCCAGAACTCGTGTCCCTTCCGGAGCCGGGCGACCCGCAACGCGTAGACGGGCCAGTCATCGTTGGCCGGGTCCTCGTAGAAGGCGATCATCTCGCGGGGCGACACGCCCCGCATCACCGGCATCGGGTCACCGCCGAGCGTCTTGCCCGGCAGGACCGTCCCGTAGGCGAGGCCGTAGGTCAGGACGGCCCGGTGAAGAGCGACCTGCCGGGAGTCCATGCCGTTGGCCTGCCACATCGTCCAGCCAGAGCCGTCCTCGGGGGCATCGGGCCGGCGATAGCCCTCCACGTAGAGGGTCTGCGCGACGGAGGTGACGATCAGGTCCCCCCAGGGCGCCTGGGCCCGCTCAGCGAGCTGCCGGTACTCCTGGGTGGCCTGGCGAGGCCGGTGGGGCTGCTCGTGGTCCCAGCGGGCCCACCGGTCGATCCGATCGAGCTTGTCGCGCTCCTTGCGCCACTTCGGCAGGAGCTCGTCCTTGACGAGGGCGACGACGTCGATCGGGTCCATCGCCACCTCTCTCTCGTGTCACACGACCACGCCGGACCGCTTCTTCTTCGACGTTTTGCCGCTGTTGAGGACGATCCGGCGGCCGAGGCGGGCACCGACCATGGTCACGGCGTAGTCCACGAGCTTCGAGGAGGACCTCGAGGACTTCCCTAGCCCGACGCCCCACTGGTTCGGCCGGCGGCGGGCGTTGTGGACGTGCACTCGCATCATCGGATCGCCGTCGTGGGCCAGGTCGCCCGATTCGTCGTCGATGGCCTGAGCGGTCATCTCAGCTGCCTCGGTGAAAGCTCGAAGCCGGTCGGAGCTACCGGGGGTTGAGCGCCGCATGTCGAAGAGGACGGCCGAGTGTCCGGGGCTGGCCCACACGAGGACGTCGTCGCGGAAGTCGCGGTGCCAGTTGTCGATCGTCTCGGCCCAGTACAGGGCCTCGGTCTCGTCGTCGAGAGCTGGGGAGGGATCGACACCGAACCATTGGACATCGAGGTTCGTGAACGCGAGCCTCACGGCGGCGTCGACCCGCTCTCGGGGCGCCAACCAGCCCGTGCCGCGGTCGCCGTGGGGACGCTGCCACCCGCCGAGCGCGTAGACGGCCCCATCGGAGATCCTGCAGGCGGCGAGGGTCGTCGCGTCGGTGGACTTCGAGCAGTCGAGGAAGAGCGAGACAGGTTCGTCCGGCTCGAGCGGGCCGGCGGTTGCCCTGGCATCCCAGTTGCGAGGCTCAACCCAGTCGGTCTCGTTGGTCGGGAGGGCGTTGAAGTAGTACCGGACGCTGTCGGCTGGGGCGGTGTCGGGGTCGAGCGCCTCGTCTTCGATGCGCTCCTGGTCGACCCACGGAGCTTCGGAGTACGCCTGCGCGATCCCGAGCTTTCGTTCCTTGTCGATGTGGAGCCGAAGGTGCGGGGCGGCCTCCCGGCTGTCGTAGAGGATGTCCTTGCGGGCCGCAAGGCCGGCGACCTGCTTCTGCCATGCGTCGAACGAACCCTCAGCCACCGAGCCCTCACCGGGGAGGTGAGCGTTGGTGAAGTCGGCGACTCGGGCCCGACCACCGGGGGACTTGGCTGCGTTCCGGCGGCCGACCTTGGCGATTCGATGCCGACCCGACGACGGAGTCATGTGGTGGGTCTCATTGAGCAGCACCGCTGTGGCCGGATCGCCTTCGGCCGAGCTCTCCGAGTTCGTCAGGATCTCGATGCGCTTCCCGCCGGCGAAGATCGTCCGGTTGATGCCGGGATCGGCGGACTCCTCGACGGCCAGGTCGGCTGAGATCATCCCGTTTGCGACCCGGAGGGCGTCCTGGCCCTGGCCTTCGCTGTTCGCCCCGATCTGAACGAGCGACATCCGATGAGCCCGACCGACCGGTCGGCCGTTGGCGTCGAAGCCGTCGAAGACGACCGGTCCACACGCCTCGATCAGTGCCTGCGCTGCGAGGAGGGGGTCCTTGCCGACACCCTTGGCCCGTCGCACGACACCGCGCCGGTAGAGCCAGCGGCCGTCGGGTCGGATCGCGTACCAGAGGTGGAGCCAGCGCTTCTGGGAGAGGGTGAACTCCCACGGCTCGCCGGTGAGGTGATCCAGCAGGTAAGCGTGGGCCCAGGCGATGCATTGCGGGCCCAGCGAGTCGGGCAGCTCCTCGAGGTTGTTGTTCGCCGGCCACGGGAGAGTCAGCCATGCCCCGGTGGCGGGGTCGAGGTAGTAGCCGGGGAGCAGGTCCGCTGCGTCGGCCGGCGCGAGCTCGGCCACGATGGTCAGGCGTAGAGCTGGCGGTACTCGTCCAGCTGGGTGACGGTGGCCTTACGGCCCGAGCTTGTGGAAGAGGTCGCTTCGCCGATCTCCCACTGCAGTCGACGCATCGACATGGGCGTCAGGCCGAGCCGGTCCTCGAGCTGGCGGATCTCGCCCAACAGGGCGGCGGTCGCCTCCGGGCCTTCGCAGAGCAGGACGAGCCGGGCGTACCGACCAACGATGCGGGTCCACCCAAGGTCAGCCCAAGCGACGGCCTGGGGGGTCGCCCACAGCTTCTTCCACAGCTCGGTCTCGACGCGGGTGGGCTTGCCGATCGGCCAGGCCGGCGCACGGCCTCGGCGACCCTCGGCAGGCAGCGTCCGCCAGTCAGGTCGGGCGTTGCGTCGGCGGGCTTCCTTCTTCGGGGCGGGGCCAGGCACGACGGGCAACCTCCGGGCCCCGGCATCGCGCCCGGGCCGCTCGATGGCGCCCTCCGCATCGCGCAGAGGGCCTGGACTCGACTCGCAGGCCAAAGCCTGGGAACCCGTACAAGTTCTCGGCCGCTATGCCGACCGTGCGCGCGTAGGGCCGGGGGGAGGGGGTGGTCCCCCACCCTCCGGTCGGGCGATCAGACCCGGGTGAGGCTCGGACGGTCGACGGCGCTGCGGCCGGCGAGCTCGTCCTCGGGCCTGCTCTGCTCGCGTCTTGACATCGTGGCAACTCGGGCAGACAGCCTGGCCGTTGGTCGGGTCGTCGCTGCCGCCTTCGGCGTGCGGGACGATGTGGTCGGCGATGGTCGCTCGTCCGGTGCATCCCTCGTAGCGGAGCTGGCAGGTCCAGGCGTCTCGGTCGAGGATCGCCAGGCGGGTGGCGGCGGGGAAGGCTCGGCGTTGGCGAGACCAGGAGCCGGTGCCTGCGGTCACTGTCGTGTGCGGTGGCCGTACAGGCGGGTCCACCGCCGGGCGGCGGTGATGGCGTGGCGGTGGGCTCGTCGTTGGGTGGGGGCGGTGCCGGTGAGGAGGGTCATCCCTGTGCGGGGGTGACGGATGCGCCAGGCCCAGACGCCGGGGCCGGAGCGTTCGACGTCCACGGATGGAGCGGCGAGCGTCGCGCTTCCAGAGGGGGTGGGGGTTGCGGGACGGGGTGGGGTCTGTTCTCGAGGAGCCATGTGTCAGCTACCCCCAGGCGCGGCAACGCCGCCGGGTCCCGAGGGACACCCGCGGCGAGTGCAGCACATCAAAGCACACGGCTGTCGTTTGATCAAGCACCCACTGGGTTTGGACGTTGGACGCCCGACGGGTACTTGCCGGTGCGGACGTAGCGGGAGTTCTCGTCGGCGGTAGGCGCTCGGCCGAGGTGCTTGCGGATCAGGTCGTAGTGGCCGGAGCAGACGAGCCGGGGTTCGGTCAGGTTGCCTCCGACGGTGGTGGGGGTCTTGGTGTGCGGCGGGGACCAGGTCCGGGCCTGCTCGCAGTACCAGCAGCCCGGCTCACCCGGGGTGGCGAGCTTGGCTCGGCCGGCCTTGTCGGGGAGGGTCGAGGGGAGGTAGCGGTCGCCGATGCGGGCGAGGCGGTCGGTGAGCTGGATGAGTTGGCGTTCGATGGCCTCGAGGTCGCGCTGGTCGGAGCGGGCCCGGTCCTCGATGATGGCGGCCTCGCCGGTCGAGTCGGTGGCTCGCATGACCGACTCGACCCGGCACTCGCCGTCGAGGGTGTCGCCTCGTTTGAGGGCGCGTTCGCACTCGATGGCGTCACGGTCGTGGCTCCAGCAGAAGAGGGCGCCGCCGTGTCCGGTGGTCCGGTCCGACTCGAAGGAGGCTGCTCGGGGCTGGCCGGCCAGGTTGTCCTCGATCGCTGAGCGGAGGCGGGTACGCATCGCGCAGTGCTTCGTGAGGAGGCCCGCTGCGCTGAAGATCGTTCCGCTGTCACCCATGCGCATGCTCCTCGGTCGGTTGGTTGGCTTGTTCGATCAGGTCCCAGACCTCGGCCTCCCCTTCCGGTACTCGTTCCCCTACGGGAGCCGCCGAGTCAGACCGAAGGCCGACCTTGACCAGGCGCAGCAGGGAAACAAGGCGGTCCCGGTCGGCACGGAGGCGGTCGACCTCATCACAGAGGTCCGCTATCACTAGCTCGTTCTGGAACCACTCCACGTCGTGCTCCGGTAGCAGTAATTCTCGGATGGCGTTGGTGTCGATCGCTTCGGTGTCACCCATCGCTCGGCCCTCCCGCGGCGTCCTCGTAGGGACCCAGCACCGGGTCCTCTGGGTAGCCGTTGGGGAACCGCTCATCTGTCGGCCCTCCCGTGGAGGTGGAACCCGAGAGACGGTCGATGATGGCGAGGGCATCGTGCAGATCGTCGGTGACGACGTACACCTCGGCGTAGCCCTCCTCGTAGCCGTACTCGGTCCGCTGGTGGAGTCGGTCCCGCAACCGCCGCTCCTCCTCGGTGAGGGTCGGAGCCAGGAGGGCGAGCACGTCGGCCTTGTCCAGCACGAGAGTGTCGGTGCCGGTCCATCGGTCCACGGCAGTCCGGACCCGTGCTCGCACGGCTTCGAGGTCGTCGGGGTCAGGCATCGTGGCCGTTCCAATCCGGCGGGAAGCGTTCCTCGATCAACTCGTAGTTGTCGTCGGCGTCCTCTAGGTCGCAGTCGCCCCGGTGACGATGGCGGTCGCAGAAGCCACGAACGGCGAGCCAACCCAGCCCGTTGGGCTTTCCTCGGTCGTCCCAGTGCGTCCCGTCGGCGGTTCCGTTGCGGGTGTACTTCTTGATCGGGTGGTACAGCACGACCCAGAACTCCGAGCACCGGGGTTGGGCGCATCGCTGCTCGACCTCGGCCTTCGCCAGTTCCCACTCGGCGACCGTCGTCGGGTCCTCATCCATCTTGCGGGGGTGGCGGAACCAGTGGGCGGCGCTGATGAGGCAGTCCTCGACAGACATTCCGCCCCGCTTCATCATCTCGACGCCGTGGCTGTAGAAGTGGGCGACGAAGCTGAACCGCCACTCGTCTCCGGACAGATCGGACTCCTTCCACCGCTCATGCGACGTGACTTCGATGTGATCAAAGCGCTCGTCGTCGTTCTGCGGGACCCACTTGTACTGGATCTGCCGCTCGGTTTCGGTCTGGTCACCCATCGTGGGTCTCCTTGTCGATACGGGCGAGGGCGTCGGCAGCAACACGAACGGCACGCTGCGGATCAAGGGCTGCGGCGGCTCGTTGTCAGCCATGGGTGTCTCCTCGGTTCGCTTGTTCGATCAGGTCCCACACCTCGGCCTCGACCTCACCGAGAGGACGGGCGGCCAGAGCTTCCTCGGCGTCGTTCACCGGGGGCCGGTGGGCGACACAGTCCAGGAGCTCGTCGACGAGCTGCTCGTGGGTCACTCCCCTCTTCAACGACGGGAGGGTCCGGCACCACAGCCGCCACGGCACGAACCGGACGAACCACGTCGACGCCACCCGGTCATGACGCTCGAACTGCCACACCCCATCCGACGAGCGGGCCAGGTTCACGTGCCGGCCACCACGACCCCACGGGATGCCAGCAGAGGTCACCACCTCGAGGACAGGGCGGTCAGCCATCGGCGAACGCCTCGAGGGTCGCGGCCACCACGCGGCGGGCCTCGTCGATCGAACAGGCACTGGCGGCGGCCAGGTCACGGGCAACGCTCTCGGCATCAGCCAGTCGGGCCAGGACCCTGGCGTGGCACGGCCCGTCCTCCGGACACCAGCAGCCCAGGGTCTGGCCGGCCAGCTCGTGCACGTGGTCCCGGACCCACACCGGGTCGAAGCCGCCGAACGGTGACCGGCTGAAGATCCAGTCTTCGTACATCGCCACGGCGTCGGCCCGGGTGCGGCCCCGCTGAGCGTGGAACGGGTTGCCCCACGGGGTCGAGCGGTCCACCACCACGACCCCCGGCTCCCGCTTCGAGCCCTTCCGGCGCGACAGCTGCACCACCCGAGTCGGCCCATCAGGCATGCGTCTTCACCGTTCGAGGCTGGTGCTCCTCCGGGGAGCGGCACGCCGCGTCGTCGGTGTCGGCGAAGCAGCCGTGGTCATGGACCTGCGAGCGGCAGCGTTCCTCGCCGGTGCAGGCCGACACGAGCTGGTAGTTGTCGTCGCGTTCGTAGCCCAGCATCCGGGTGAGCCGGTAGCGGGCATGGAACGGCATGGTGGAGTCCGGGACGTGGGAGCCGGTGAGGCGGTCCACGAGTTCGGCCTGGGGGCGGTCCATCTCGACAGCGAGGCCGGCGACGAGCCAGCGGATCAGCTGGGCGTCCTCGACCGAGGTGCGGCGGAACTGGACCAGCGACGAACACTCCGAGTGGAACAAGCCCGGCCGGGACCGCCACTTCCGCCAGCCCACCCCGGCACCGTTCCACTGGTGCGACACGTTCGGGCGTCCCTTCCGCCCACAGAGGGCGCACCGGTCGAACCGCCGGGCCCTCGTGCCCTGCAGGAGATGGACCTGGACCCGCCAGTGGTGCACGTGCCACTTCCAGGCGCGGCGCGGCTTGCCGTCGGCCCAGTGCTTGCACACCTCGCCCGAGTCGCGATCGCCGGGCTCACGGTGCCAGATCGTCGCCAGGCGGTAGAGGCCGACGTACCAGCCAGCCACCACCAGCTCGTAGCCCTTCGGCCGCCACCACCGGTACACCGGCTCGCCCAGGTTCTCCTTGTTCGTGCGGCGCTGGCGGCTGAACGACCAGCGGGGGCCCTTCGCCCTCCACTTGCGACGCGGGATCGGCAGCACCAGCTCGTGGGCCACCACCAACGGGTCATGCATGGTCGGTCTCCTCCTCAGTAGTCACGGCTCGCACCTCTCGTGGCGGTACCGGTCGTCGGACCACGACCCGATCCGATCCCCTGGTTTGATCGGCACCAGACAGCCAGGGCAGTCGCCCGGGAACCCTGCGGTGAACGTGGCCACGTGATCGTCGAGTGCGCCCATGGGATGCCGTCGCCGGCGAGCTGCGTCGAGTGCATGGAGGACGGCCCGGTCGCCCCACCGTCGAAGCCGGAGACCCCGACGCTGCCACGACCTCCTCGAGGAGATCGGCCGATGGGGTCCAGAGGCCCTGCTTGCCCTTCGCTGGGACCGGGATGGCCAGGGGGCGGACGTTGTCGAGGAGCCAGCCGTAGTGACCCGGGGTGAAGTCGCCGAAGGGGATCTGGTCGCTCTTGTCGTAGTCGCGGACCGGGGACTCGTGGCGGTAGGTGAGCAGGCAGAACTCGTCGTCGAGGATCGGTCGCACGTAGATGGCCGACGGCGACTCCAGGGTGGCGATCTCCTCGAAGGGGGCGTCGAGGTCCTCGACCGGGACGACGTCGACCAGGTCGGCCGCCGCTACCACCGCGCCGAGCGGCATCGGGATGTAGTCACGGTGGTCCGGGGCGAGCATCAGCCACCAGGAGTCCGGCACCACCCGCCGGGTCTCCTCGTGGGCGTCCGCGCCGAACTGGTGGATGAGGTCACCCCACCCGATGTCGTCGAACGGCCCTTCCTCCCACTGCGAGGTCTCCGGGGTGGCCTTCCCGGCGTGGATCAACAGCGGCCCCCGGTACTTCGTCGACCAGGAGCGGGTCTCGATCGTCTTCACCCCGCACGCGATCAGCGACGCCCACGGCTGGCGAACTGTCAGGGCCCTCACGGCGTCAGGCCGTTCTCTCGGAGAGCGTCGCTCGCTGCGGCGGTTGGGACCTTGAGGCGGGCGGCGATCTCGGAGGGTTCGTAGCCGTCTGCCCACAGGTCGGTGATCCGCTCGACCTGACGTGCAGTCACCGGACGACGGACGCGCTCAGGTCGAGGGGCGGGAGCCGGGGTCGGTGTGCCGACCAGCGGCGGTACGGGCGGGTCGAGGAGGAGCCCGGTGCGGTGCTTGCCGAGCATCGCTGAGACCGAGGTCGGCTTGAGGTCGAGCTCGGCGGCGATCTCTTCGTAGGTGAGGCCGTACTCGGTGCGCAGCTCGTCGAGGACCAGGCCCACGTGGGAGGTGCCGCATCGGCCGGGGCACGGCTCGGGCAGTCCTGCAGGTTGCCGGTCGAGCTCACCCTTCTTGCGGGGTGCGGGCGCGGTGACCATGGGTTCCTGGCGGGGTGGGGCGTGTCGGATCACGGGTCCTCCACCGGGCGGGTGTCGAGGCAGCCGGCCTCGGCGACGGGGTCGAGGTGCCCGTAGCCCTCGACGAGGAGCTCGACGATCAGGGCGCCGCATCGGCACAGGTCGACGGCCTGGTGGGGGTCGTGGCGCCAGCGGAGCTCGGTGACGACCTCGTCGCCGTCGCCCGGCATGAGCGCGATGAGGGTGTCGGTCGGTACCCATGGTGCCCAGCAGCCGTGCACCCGGTCCGAGCCGGGGGCGCAGCGCCAGGCGTGGGGGCGGAGCTTTCCGTGAGGGCAGGGGGTCAGGACGGTGGCGGTCACGACATCACCGCGGTGTGGAAGTCGGGCCAGATGTCGAGGGGGTGGGCGTCTATGGCGACCGCGGCCCGGTCGGCCCACACGATCGACACACCGGCGGTGCGCCAACGCTGCCAGGTCCGGGACGTCACCCCGACGAGCTCGGCGAGCTCGTCCATGGACGCGAGGTTCGGGTCGACGGACTCGCCGTGCTGGGTGTGGACACCGGCCCGGTCCAGGTGGGCGCACAGGCGAGCCTCGAGCGGGGCGACCGGGAGGCGGCAGCCCCGGGCCCGGCGTCGGGCTTCCTTCTCCTCGAGGTGCAGGGCCCGGACCGCTTCGGCGGTCGCGTGGGTGACCTTCGGGCGGCGCCGGAGATCTGTCAGGCCGGCCTCGGCGGTCAGCCCGGCCAGGGTCCAGCCGTTGGCGAGGAGCCAGTCGATCCGCTGCCAGGTCCGGGACGAGTCGACCAGGGTCGATGGCGCCGGAGTGGTGTCCACGGCCAGGACCGCCGCCTCGACCGAGGACCGGACCATCCCGGTCGGGGGACGGCCGGCGACACCGAACAGCGCCTTGAGGGTCGCGATGTTCACCCCCGACCGCTCCGCGATCGTCTTCCACCCGACCCGACGGGCCCGGAGCCGGTCGACGTGGGCGCGGGTACGGTCGGCTGGGACGAGCTGCTCGCCGTGGCGTCTCACGAACACGCCCCGCAGATCCGTTCACGTGTCTCCCGGTCCAGGCCTTTGCGGTGCTCGGCCTCCGCCAGCGCCCGACGCGCTTCCGCGATCCCAGGGCGGTGGACCTCACGGACCCGCTCGGTCGGCATCACCGCCAGGGCGTCACGGTCCGCGATGGTCGTGTCCGCCACGTGACGGTCGAAGCTCTCCCGCCGCGGCGGAGGGACCGGCTCCGGCTCCGGGGCCCGCCAGCCGCACGGCTCCCCGGCGTCGAGATGCGGGCAGGCGTCGTGCTCGACGGTGTCGAACCAGTGACCCTCGGAGCACTCGACCCTCACGACGAATACCGCCAGATCCATCCGGACTTGACGCCGTGGGGAGCGTCGCCCCTAGCCCGGGCGGTCGACCACGTCCCACCGCCTGAAGATCCGGCGGAATCGGTGAACTTCTCCCAGCCGTCGAACCGGTAGATATCGCCCGAGTGGACCGCGTTCTGGCTGTAGGAGATCGCCGCCATCGGGGTCCAGTGCGGCCACCGGGGACCGGCGATCTCCCGCCACATGCGCAACATCGGCCGGGTAGCCCACGCCATACCGGGTTTGGAGCACAGGCGGGCCAGCTCGACGACTTCCTGGCGACGGTGGCCGGCCACCGTCGAGGACACCGTCGATGCCGACATCGCCACCGAGATCGGCTGGCCGTCGAGCATGAAGGCCCAGCCCTGTTGACCGAACGGGCGCTCGCACGGGCCGAGGTTGTGGGCCCACTCGACCAGGAGGGCGTTGACCATGTCCTCCTCGAGGCGATCGAGCCCAGCGACCGGCATCGTCCACCGCTGTTGAGCGACGGCGCTCATGCCTTCTCCTCGAGGTCGAAGGACTCCTGAACGGTCCCGCCGCGGGCGGTCCGGTTCTCGGCGACGGCGTGCTGCACGACCGCGGCGACCGTGCCGGCGTGCCGGCGGACCTCCGCGGCGTGCGGGTCGTCGTCGGGGATCGTCGCGTCGAGGTCGTCGATCTGCTCGAGAACGGCGAGCCATTGGGTGTGGTCCTGGTCGAGGGCGAGCGCGGAGCGGTTCATCGCCCTCGACCGCCGGCGGTG